AGAAACTATCGAAGACGACGACGACCAGCACCTTGTGCCATTTTGGCAGCAGAATGAACTCCCTCAATAATCGGCGAGAATTCGGGGAATGCTGCTCTTAATCCCACACCAATAGGCCCAGATAGCACTTTATTGCCAAATCCACCTAACTTACGAACAAAAGACCGAAGATTTTGAAAGAAATTTCCACCACCATTATATTCCGCATATGAAATAGTCATCTTGTCTGGTTGTCTTTTAGCATTAATAACATCAGCAGGAGTGAGAGAACCAAGTAAGCAACGGGCAGAGTTTTCAGTAATAGAGATAGTCCCTTCAAGAAGAAACATATAATTAAAGATATAATCGTGAGTTTTAGTGCTGGTATTTTTCCAAGTAGCCTGAATTTGAATAAGTTGTTGAGATTGTGTGCCTGGAGCAAGGTCATCTAATAGACCAATATCAGTTCCAAACTCACAACAGAATACAGAACCAGTAAAATTTTTAAATTGTGTATATGTCTTTTCTAAACCGTTTCTAACAGAAATTTCATATAATTGTTGAGGAGTAGCACTTGACATAAGACCAGTTTGATTAGACCAAAGAATAGATAGATTACGAAGAGCCAAATAAGCATCACTTTTTAACCAAGGTTCTACAGATGAGGGTTTAATAGAGCACCATAGATACATTTTACGAGGAATTTGTGATAATTTAATGCTATCGGTAGTTTCAACTTTCTGTTCGAAAGAAGTAAATGAACCAATATCCTTTTTGAAAAGAAGAGGTTTCTTGTATGGTAGAATTTGTAGAGGAGGGATTAACTGATTAACATCGGGTGAGATATAAGTAAGTAATACTTCGGGTGCCTGATAGAATTGAACGGCAATATTTGTAATAACGGCATTAGCATTAAGAGGAGTAGTTCCCCCGTTATCATAAGGATTATTAGTCCAAATACCAGAGATTAACCCACCACTCTTAAATCGTAAGTTAAGGTTCATTTGATTAACATTCACGAAACCTTGAACATCGTTATTTACTTGAAATCCACTCGCAAACGGAGATAAGAATAAAGGTTCAGTTAGTTCATAATAATACTTAACGACTTTAGAGGGAAGAACACCAACATATTCAGCCGCCTTGGAAAATGTAAAGCCACCACGAGGGTCTTTATCACTCATATTACCATACTCTTGTAAAGGATTTTTAGCAGAACCGTAATTTTGCCAGTCATAATATTCTTGATAAGCATCGGGACACATAGGAGTAGTAGAGCAATAACGAGATTGTGCCTCGGTAGTAAGACCATAATGAAGCATAGGTTTAACAATATCACCAGTAGTATCACTAAAACTTTCACCATTAATTTGAACGGTAGTTGTATCAATAATGGAAGACATAGGCATTTGACGAAGAGCATTATTATTATCACCAGGCTGAACCAAGGCATTCTCGGGTGTAGGTTCATTAGGATTATTACCAGTAGTTGTTATTAATACAGCAACGAAATATCTAACCTTAATCATTCTGTCAATAATAGTAGTAGTAGAAGGTGGATTGATTGTAAAAGAGATATCACTCACAATATCTGTGTTAGGAGCACCCCAACTATCACTAACAACAATCTGTTGATTTACTAATCGCCCACCTTGTAAAACAATATGATTAATTGGGCCGTCTTCCACGACATCGCACCTCGGGTCAAGCACTTTTATAGTTGATGCCATATTTTATGTATTTGAAATATATAATTTTATTTATTTATATTATTATAATTTTAATTATTTTTATTTTTTATATAGGTTATTTTTCTTAATATGTATTAATGCTTGTTTTAATGTCATTCCTTGTGCCATCACCATTTTAATTACATTTTGATAATTCTGTTGTTTTGCTGTTTTCCCACCATAATATGCTGTTTTCCCACCATAATAATTAGCACCTCCATCTAAAACAACATTAGGGTTGAAAAGGTGTTTAAAATTTTTTTTAATCTGTTGTCTTTTTTCATTTGACAATAATGCTCCTCCATAATATGCCGAACCCATCCCACAATAAGATTTTCCTCCTGAAATTGAACCGCCGTAATAACTCATTTATTATTATTATTTAAATATAAAAATTTATATATTTAAATTATTATTATTTATTATGTCTTTTACCTTTCAACCAAAGAGTAATGGCGATAAGAATAAATTAGTCGCAACTATAAAGAAAAAAAGTGGTAAGAATGCTAATATATATATTGACCTTACCCCTAAATTACTAAATCCAGTATTAGAAGTTGAGAGTAAAGAAGATAAAATAATTCCTTTAATTGATACAACATTACGAAGTGTTTTATATGTAGCAGGGCCAAGTGGTTCGGGTAAATCTTGGTTTGTTAATAAATGGTTAAATAATGCTTTAACATTTTATAAACATCAACCTTTATTTTTCTTTTCGCCAGTTGAAGAAGACCCAAGTTTAGAAGGATTACCATTAGTTAAAGCGGATATGGAAGCAATACAAGATTTAGCAGATTTAACATTAGACGATTTAAAAGATAGTTTTGTAATATTTGATGATTGTGAAACCATCGCAGATAAAACTCTTTTAAAAGTCTTGAATAATTTACGCGATATTATATTAGAGCGTGGGCGACATACCGATACGAAATTAGTTATAACATCCCATTTAATTACAAATTATAAAGAAACAAGAAGAGTATTAAATGAAGCAACTGCTATTGTCGTGTATCCTAAAAGTGCTGGAAAAAACAATATAAGAAAATATTTATCTAATTATATGGGTTTTTCAAAAGAACAAATTGAGAAAATATTTAATGTTGAGGATAGATGGATTTTTATAAGTAAAACATATCCAATATATTGTTTAACAGAAAGCAAATTATTTATTCCATAATTTCTTAATAAAAATGATTTTATAAAAGTTAATTTATCATAACTAAAATTAAAATATGATTGGTTATATTTATAAGTTGTTTTGTGATAATGTGAATGAATTTTATATTGGAAGTAGTTTTGATATGAAAAAACGAAAACTAAATCATAAAACTACTTGTAATAATCCTAATTCTAAATATTATAATTGTAAATTATATCAATATATACGAGCAAATGGAGGTTTTGATAATTGGAAATTTGAAATATTAGAAGAAGGAGAATTTGACAATAAAACTGCTTTGAAAATTAAAGAACAATATTATATTAATTTATTAAAACCAACATTAAATAGTATAAGTGCTTATCAAACAGAGGAGGAATACAAATTACAAAGAAAAAAACAGAATAAAATAGATAATGCTAAAGCCTTCGCAACTAAAATTAATTGTGCTTGTGGTGGTAAAACATCTAAAACACATAAATCACACCACGAAAAAACTAAAAAACATCAAAAATATTTACAAACGATTAATAATATTAATAATATCACTTATAATATAACTAATTTACACATTCATAATTAAATATATAAAATCAAATAATGTTTTTTTAATTTTTGAAGGGGTGGGGATGGATTTTTTAAGTTGGATTTCCCTATATATATATATATATATTTTCTATATAATAACTTTTAAATATATTACTCCCTTCTTCACTTAATATTTATATTAATATAAATATAAACAATTTATAATTATAAATGACTAATTATGATTGTTTGGAAAAGAAATTGGAAGGTGAAATCGAAGACCAAACATCAGGCGATGAATTAATAAATAAATTAAATGGTTCGTGTATTATGGTGCCGTATTCTAAACTTAATGAATATAAGTCAATAGATGAAATATTAGGTGAAAATAAACAATTTATATTATTGTATAATTATGAACCAACAAGTGGGCACTGGGTTTGTATGTTTAGAGATACAAATAATACATTAAATTTTTATGATAGTCTTGGTTGGAAATGTGATAGTATGTTAAAAGATGTTAATAAATTTAGAGCAAAAAAACATTTAGAAATTTTACCTCCATATTTAACAAAATTAATAAATGGTGAAAAAGTTATTAGTAATACAACACGATTACAAGAAGATAATGAAGATATACAAACTTGTGGATGTTATGCCGTGGTAAGATTAACATTAAAACACTTATCAAATCAAGAATTTAATTCTTTGTTTAAAGGTAATGACGATTATTCAAGTGATTATTTTATAAGATTAATTTATGATTTATTATAATAAAAAGTGTAAATATGGGTAAGTGGTTATGTTTGAATAATTAGGGATGAAATTTATATATAATTATATATAAATTTTTATAGTTTAATTCGGTTTAGTTATTTTAATAAATGTTTTGGCACAAAAGTTAAAATAATCATATTGCCTTTATTATCATAAGATATTGTTGTTGTTGATATTTCATCCTCGTCCTCTTCTTCAACTTTTTCTTCAACTTTTTCTTCAACTTTTTCTTCTTCTTTTTCTTCTTCTTTTTTTTCTATTTTTATTTCATCACTTGTATCTTTATCTATAGATAATGGTTTGAAATCTTCATCATCTTCAAGAGGTTTTTTACCCCCAAAATGGGTTTTATACATCTCTGTCTGTTTGATTGAATTTATTAAACTTTGTTTTGGTAAATATTTATATCCTTTGATATTTAATTTATTATCTCGTATAAATTTATACAATTCATTAAGATTATAAGTTTTTAAATCGCTCATTTTATATTTTATTATTTTAACATTTATATTAATTTATTATTAATGAATGGTTTATAATTAACAATATGGTGAAATTCTTTTTTAAATCTTTTACAAAAACTTACTAAATTTGGATGTTGGTCTATTAATGATTGGGTTTTTTGTCTGTATCCTTCTTGTGTAAAATTATCATATAATAATTTATTTCCTCCATTCATAGTTCCAGTTGTTTTTTTACCACATAAATAATTATTAAATAATAATGTTCCATATCCTAATTTTAATACTCTTAATGATAAATCTGTATCCTCATTAAAAATACCTCTCCATTTTTCATCTAATTTAGGTATAAAATTATTTAGTAAAATACAACTATAAATTCGTGTATTCTTAATAAAAATTTTTCTTGTATAATCAATATTAGGATTAAAACAAAAATAATTCATACCACAAATCATAACATTCTTTTTTGTATCTGTATAATCTTCAATTTGTCTAAATGTATAAGGTGAATTTACTAATTCTCTTTTGTTTCTATTCCATCTAAAAAACCCATCAATATTATCGTCTAATATCCAATGCCTTGTCTCTTTATTTAAAATTGAATGTTCCCAAACAAAATTACGAACTGGTATTCCACTATTATTTTTAATAATATTATTAAAACAAATAATCTTATTAACATCAATTCCACTATTTATATATTGGTCTAATTCTTCTTCTTCAATAACAAGTTTATAATTAGTAATACCTATCTTAATTAATGATTTGATTGTATAATTATACATCCATCTTCCTTTTGAAATAACATAAATTGTATATTTATTTTGTGTCATATCAGTTTCATCAATATCAATATTAACCTTATCTAAATTTTCTTCTTTCTTATACCATAATGATTGTTTATTACATTTACCAAAAATCTTTGTTAATACCTCAATAACAATATCAGTTAATGTAAAAATAAAGATAGGATATTTATAATATTTTTGTGTAGAATTACAATATTCATATTTCCAGTCTTTGAATTCGTCATTATTTTTATTTTCTTGTATATTTTTACTTTCATTCTTTTCTTTATAATCTTTTTTTGGTATAGTTTCAATTAACCCCTTAAATTCGTCTAAAAACAACGGATTAATTCTAACTTTAACCATTTTGTTAATTTTTTTTTTATTTTTAAAAATTATTTTTATAAAATCAATTTTTAAAAAAAATAAAATAATAATTTATAATAATAATATAATTTAAATATATAAATTAATATACATTAAATTATTTATAATGCCCGTTAAATATATAGCAAACAATAATTTAACTAATCAGTATGGAATGTTAGGAGGAGGGCCTCATTATTCTGGAGGTGAAGCTGTTTATTCTGGTGGTGATGCTGTTTATTCTGGTGGTGCCTATTTACAAGGAGATAGTCCGTATGGAATGATGGTTAGTCCATATTCTGGTGGTTCTAATTATAAAGATGTTAGATATACTGGAGGAGTTCATTATTCTGGAGGTGAATATTCTGGAGGTATGGGTTTTTACGACCGAGAAGCAGATAAATGGATTTTTGATAGTGGAAGAGGGTCTAATGATGTTGAGGTAGGGTTAGATAATTTAAAAAGAGGTGCTGGTTATTTATATTCTGGAATTCAATCACAAGGCACGAGAAAAAAGATTAGAGATGTTCTTGGTAATTATTTATCAGCAGTAGAAACTGGACGCCTTAAAACAAGTGAAGCTAAAAAAATGGGGGCCCGAGCAGTATTAACTTCAGTAGTTCAAATTTGGAATAAAGAATTTGTCGGTAATGAAAAATATAATGTATCTATAAACCAAGAAAATTTTCAACTGACAGCACCAGATGCTAATTTTAATGCTCGTCTTAATTCTGGTGAAAAAACTAAAACTGATACACCTTTTACTATACCATCATCACCAACACCATCAACTGCTTCTTCTTATTTGTCTGGGTATTCTATTTATGACCCAATTTCTGCCCCTCCTTCTATACCACCAACACCACAAACAACACAAAGACCTTATTCTTTACCAAACCCACCACCAAGCGGAAATATGGCACCAAGTAGTATTGGTAATACTCAAAATATTGATGAAAGTGCGGATAAATTAAGTAAAGATATTGGATTTATTAATAGTAATTTTCCTATATCAACAACACACGAAGCATTACTTTCACAGAAAGTGGCAGATGAAGATGCTATTGTCCATAATTTTGTTGAAAGTAAGAAAGAACAAGATAATATAGAAGAATTTGATTTAGAAGAGCAATTACCACCTTTACCACAAGAAACCCTTATTAATTTTGAATTAAATTTAAAATTTGAAAAATATGGTTTATCTGCTAAAGATATCAAAGATTTTTTTGAAGAAATACAACAAGTTGATGTATATCAAAATTTAATGTCAAGACCAGAAAATGAAGCAGTTAAGGCATTCACCACATTAATTTCTCCAGTTGCTAATATTATATTTAATGGCAATACCGACGATGTATCACTTACACGATTATCTCAAATGTTAAATGATTATAAACTAACATATAATAGAACATATACACCCCCATCATTAAATGATTTGAAAAGACTTTTACAAGACCCAGAAGAAAAAGCACCAGAATTAGTCCCGATAGAAGAAGAACCACAATTAATACCACCAACAGAAGAAAAATATGG